AGGCGGAACCCTAAATGTTGCAGGCGCAAAAGGCGGTGGTGCATCTCAAGCAGGAGGTGGCTACGGTGGTGGCTCTGGTGGTGCTGGCGGTGGTGCAGACCAAGATGACCGTTGTTGTAATGACAGTGGTGCTGCTGGTGGCGGCGGTGGCGGTAGAATACTTCCTGGTGTCGGCGGTCTTGCTGACGGAAGTTACGGCGGTGTAGCAGGTGCTGGCGGTAGTTCTAACAATGTAGGTGGTGCCAGAACAGGTGCTGCTGGTTGGGGCGGCGGCGGCTGGGGCTCATCTGGTGGTGGTTCCACTGGTGGCGCTGGTGGTGCCGCAGTATCCTTAGCTTCTGGTGCTACTCTTACTTCTAACAACAATGGTACGATTTGGGGCGCAGTATGAACGTAAATCAATTTGTGTATGATCCAGATGCTCATTGGTGCAACGCTGGTAAGGGTTACTACGAGACTTATGTACCTGATAGCGTGGATACCGTCAGTAAACTTGAGGATTACCTCCTAAATGACACAGCATACGAAGAGCGTATGTTGGATTTGCATCGGCAAGTAGGGGAGGGAGACCCTCTTTTCAATAACGCAGCCAGGGCCGCAGCAACAGTTCGTATAATGAAGAATAAAGAAGCTGTCATCGAGCGGTGTGGCGATCTAGCTGCAACCAATGAATACCGCCTTTTAAGAGGTAGGGCTATTTATAGTGGTACGCTTGCAGAAGTTGATAGCGTGTCTCTTGTAGAGCACGGTAGTGAGCAGTGGTGGTTTGCGCGCGGGATAGACGGTACACTCTTAAACAACGCAGAGGAAGTAACCGCTTATATTTCTTCTGTAGTACGTGAGAGAAAGTACCACGATTCTAACGACAACCTATCCGTATGGTTAGCTGCATAAGTCTAGAATAATCAGAACTAATTTCACTATCAAAGGAACTGAGGCCATGCCTAACCTACCAATCCGTGGGCTAGGGACCGTAGGCGTGGTCACTGACGTTGACCCCTACTCCCTACCTATCAATGCTTATACCCGTGCTAAGAACGTAAGGTTCGACGGCGGTAAAGTGACAAGAGGACCAGTGTTTCGTGGTGTGTCACCAGCAGTATCTTGGGAACCTAAGTTCTCTTACGGCCTGACTGCCCTTACTGGTTATGATACGGTGGTGGTGGTAGACAGCACTTTTGATGTCTATGAGCTATCTAACAACGTGTTTACCCAGCGCTACAATGGTTCGCACACAGGGACCAACGATCCTGTTACTGCAACCACATTAGCTGACGTGCAGTACATAAACCGCAAGGGTTTACCCCCGATACATAGGTCTCCATCTTCGTCTAGCTTCAGTGCGCTTCCTAACTGGCCATCAGGATACACTACTTCAACACTTAGGTCTTTCGGTGACTTCTTGTTGGCGCTGGGCACTGTCGAAAGCACTGTGTCCTATCCTAACCGTGTGCGGTTCTCAGACCCTGTGGTGGCTAACTCTGTACCTACGACTTGGGATGAGACTGACCTGACCAATAGCGCTGGCTTTAACGACCTAGTGCAGATGCAGACCCCTATCATTGATGGTGCCACATTAGGCTCCAACTTCCTTGTGTATTCACAGGATCAGGTATGGGGGATGGAGTTTGTGGGTGGTACGTTCATCTTTAACTTCCGTAAGCTGTTCGATGATGCTGGCGTTATCAATCAGAACTGCATCCAAGAGGTCGAAGGTAAGCACTACGTGTTTGACCGTGACGACATCTATGTGACTGATGGTAACACCCGTACTTCTATCTGTGACGGTAGGGTTCGTGACTATATCTTCAGTGGCATAGACAACTCAAAGACAAGTGAGTGCTTTGTACTCCATAACGACCTTCTTGAAGAGATTTACTTTTGTTATCACTCAGGTGACGACATGTCCGTATATACAGATGGAAATAGTTGTAACCGTGCGGCTGTCTACAACTACAAAGAGGATGTCTGGACTTTCCAGGACTTGCCTAATGTAGTGAGCGGATCAGAGGCAAACATCAATTCCGTTACCTCGTACCAAGATGCTACCCAGACCTACGCTAATATTGGTGGTTCTTACCACGACCAAGAGAGCCCCTATAAGCGCCACCCACTGGTGGTGTCACGCTCTGAAGGTGGTGTTGCTTCAAGTAAGGTCTACGGTATCGACTTAGTTGACGAAGGCTCTTTGGCTCAGGAGATGGATACCTCTGTATCTGAAGGTGCTTATCTTGAGCGTATTGGCTTGGACCTTGACGACATGGGTGTGCCCTTGGCTGGGTATAAGGTTATTAACCGCATCTATCCTCAAATATCCACAACCAACTCCAACAGTGACTTCACGTTCACTTTTGGTGCATCTGATACTGCTATTGCCGTCCCTAACTTCGGCTCCTCGTCCACCTTCAATGCACTGTCTGACTACAAGTTAGACACCCGTATTAGCGGTAGGTACTTATCATATCGCATGACTACAGATGTGCCTAAGGACTTTGCCTTTAGTGGTATGGACATCGAAGCTGTTGTCACAGGTCGGAGGTAACGCATATGTCACTCTCTGACAAAATCAATCTACTGACGTCTGCTTATGTTCGGCGTCAGTCACCTACACTCAACCCTGAGCTCATTGGTAACTATATCCAAGAAGAGCTTAGGGAAATCGAGGCATCCATCCGTTCTTTGGTTGATGCGTCTATCCAAGTTGCCGACAGAGCACCCCCTAATCCTCGAAAGGGGATGGTGAGGTATGCCGTGTCTCCTTGGGACCCAATCGGAAATGGAAGCACTGGTCTTGTAGTCTACAACGGCTCGACTTGGGTGCTCGTATAAGAAAAACAAAAAGGAATATCCTATGTGGGGTGCAATAATCGGTGGGGCTATGGGCCTTATGGGCGCAAACAAGCAAGCTAAAGCACAAGACAAAGCAACAGCAGCACAAATGGCTGGCTTTAAGCAGTACGAACCATATGTAGACGCTAACCTAGCAGGATCAGAGTCTGCCTTAGGCGGTGTGTTATCTGCGGGTGCGTACAACGGTCAAACTTACGCTGGTCCCAACCAGTTCCAGACAGGCACCGCCAACACCATGGGCGGCATCGGCACAGACATGATGTCTGCTGGTAACTCCATGATGGGCAGTAACAACCAGTTCGGCAACAACTTCCAAGACCTATACAGTCAATACCAAGGTATGTCCCAAGCCGCCCAAGGTGATCGCCTCGGCACAGCTATGGACTACGCTTCTGCGAACACTGGTGGCCTCGTTGACGCTGCTATGCGTGATGATCGACGTAATCTGCAAGAGAACACTCTGACAGGCATCGACTTAGGTGCAAGTGGCTCAGGAAACATGAACTCCAGTCGTGCTGGTGTAGCGGAAGCTGTAGCCAACCGTGGTTATGATGACCGACGCGCAGACGTCTCCGTAGGTATCCAGAACAGCTTGATTGACCGCAGCCTAAACCAACAGGCGCAGCAGTTTGCTGACCAAGGTTCTGCACTGTCAGCTGCTGGACGTGCTTCTGAAGGCATCCAAGGTGCTTACACTCAGGGCCTCAACACATTGGGCCAAGGTTCTAACTTTGGTATGAACGCGGGTAACTCTTTGCAAGGGTACGCTCAGGCTGGTCTTAACGACACACGTTCAGCTTTTGAGCGTCAGCGTGACTTCGAGCTTGAGCAACGCAAGGGATACCAGTCTGGTGTTCTTGGACAGGCTCCAAATTCTCCAAGTAATGTGCAAGCAAATACCGTGGACCCATTCCAAGGGGCTATGGGCGGTGCCATGGCTGGCTTTGGTTTCCAAGATCAGTATTTCCCGCAGCAGCAATCCAGAAATCTACCTTCTTTTGGTAGCATGTCAGGGAACCAAAGGGGCGATGTATTCCGCAGTGTTGCTGGCAGTTTAGGCTTCAACACTAGGCCCTCTTTTGGTGGAAGTGGTAGGTAATATGGATATTCAACAAACACTATTCAGTGACCCTATGTATCAGATGATGCAGGGTCGCTCTGGTTTAGCACCAGATCAATACTGGAGTTCACTACATCCAGAAGCCAAGAAGCAGCACCTGTCTCGCATTGGTGCAGACCCTACAACATACCTCTCCGAGCAACAGTATGGTAACAGCCAAGCTGTAGGTGCCAACAGTGGACCTAATGCTCTTTTGTCTAACAATCCTGTACTTGCAGGTTACGGTGGTAATCCAGTGCAGCCAGGTTATCCTGGCACTGGTCCCTCTACAGAGGTCAGCCCAGCGCTTTCGTCTGCGCAGGATGCCATGATAGCAAGAGGTGCTCCTGGTGCATTGTCCCCTATGAACCAAGGACAGATGCCTGGTCCAGGTACTACCGATACTTATGTACCTCCAGCTAACGATCTGACAGCAGCTGCACTTTTGCAGAAGCAAGAGGGTGTTCTCAATGTAGAGAACATAGGTCAGCGTCAGAAACTGGAGACCATGATTAGAGACCTGGAGGAGGGCATCACCTCAGCTGCTGACCTTCCACGTCTAGAACAGCTAAAACTACGCTTGAACGAGCTTGGTG